ATGCTAGAGCCAAAAGAAGATTTGAGCGAAGAAGTAGGAAACCTTTTAACGGAAGAACTTTCTAAGCACGAATTAAGTATTGAAAAAGAACTGGCAGCACCAAGCGCAGCTCCAATCGTTTCAAATCCAGAAGCTAAAAAAACCATCTCTAAATTTAGTGTTTCTAAAAACAGAAAAAGCACTACGATTGACCGAGTAATGAACAGGCTAAACAATTAATAACAACTAAAAACTAAATAAAATGAGTGTATCATTAACAACAACTTACGCAGGTGAATTTAGTGGCAAATATATTGCTGCTGCTTTACTATCTGCTGACACATTAGATAAAGGTTTAATCACCATTATGCCAAATGTAAAGTACAAATCTGTAATTCAAAAAGCTGCAACTGACGACATCGTAAAAGATGCGACTTGCGACTTTCAAACTGATGCAGGAACTTTAACTTTAACAGAAGCAATTCTTGAACCAAAAGAATTTCAAGTAAATCTTGATATCTGTAAGAAGACACTTCACGATTCTTGGGAAGCTGAACAAATGGGCTTTAGTGCTTTTGATAATTTAGCACCAAACTTTGCTGATTTCGTACTTGCTCACGTTGCTTCTAAAGTAGCTGATAGAACTGAAAAAAGTATCTGGTCTGGGGATTCAACAGTATTAGGTGGTGGACAGTTTGACGGATTCGGAACTTTATTAGCTGCTGATGCCGCTTTACCCCCAGGACAACAATTAACTGGTGCTGCAATTACTGCTGCAAATGTAGTAGCTGAATTAGGAGCTGTTGTAGACGCAATTCCAACGGCTGTTTACGGTTCTGATGATTTGTACCTATATGCTGCATCTGATGTAATTAGAGCTTATACAAGATCTTTAGGCGGATTTGCTTCACAAGGCGAAGGAGCTAACGGATTTGAAAACAAAGGAACTAATCAAGTATTAGGAAATTTATACTTTGACGGAATCCAAGTTGTAGCTATTAAAGGAGCAACGGCAGGAACTATTATCGCAGCTGAAAAATCAAACTTATTCTTTGGAACGGGTCTTTTAAATGACTTGAACGAAGTACGAGTGATTGATATGGCAGAAAATGACGGTTCGCAAAATGTACGAGTAGTAATGAGATTCACTTCTGGCGTTCAATATGCACAAGTAACTGATATTGTTTTCAGAAAAACAGTATAATAATTAACTAATCAAATTTAAAGGGGTGGGTTTTCGCCTACCCTTTTTTATTTAAAAAAATTTAAAAATATGGGATGTTTAATTACAAGCGGTCGTAAAGTACCCTGTAAATCAGCGGTTGGTGGTATTAAAACCATTTACTTTGCAGATTACGGAACTTTAGGGGATGTTACAATAGTATCAGGAGAAATCACAGCGGTTTCAGGATTACCAGAATGGTTTCAGTTTGACGTAAAAGGTAACAGTTCAATGGAAACTGCAATTACTTCAAGTCGGGAAAACGGAACAACTTTCTACGATACTACACTTAATATGACTTTAACTTTTCAAGATAAAGCTACACAAGAAGAATTAAAATTAATCGCTCACGCACGTCCACACGTAGCTATTGAAGATTATAATGGTAATTTCTTTTTAGTAGGACTTGAAAATGGCGGCGATGTGAACGGTGGGACTATCGTAACGGGAGCAGCAATGGGAGACTTAACTGGCTATACCTTAACGGTTAACGCACAGGAAACAGCACCTCCTTACTTTGTGACGCCTTCGATTATTACATTACTAGCTTCAACGGTTCAAATTGACCCAACGGCTTAGGGGGTACTTTTACTTATAAATTAGGGTTATCTTAACGGATAGCCCTTTTTTTATATCCATACAATACAAAATAATTGTTTTTTATTTATATATTAATATGAAGTTAATTAGTACAAACGGAATCACGACATTTAAAATAATTGCTAGAGGCGGCATTGGTGGGATGGTAGATGTAAAACTCACTAGCGAAAGCACGAATGTAACAATCGAACAACATTTTACTTCTGCAATGAATGGAAACTACACCGATGTAAATGTAAATTTTGGAACTCTTAGAGAAGGCGATTTTTATAAGCTAGAAGTTTATACCCAATTTGGTTTTTTAATATATATAGATAGGGTTTTCTGTACTGACCAAGATACAGACCAAGTGTATAACCAACAATATAGCGTAAACAAGGATAAATATATTAGTGAAGAAAGCTCCGATAATGAGTTTATAATTATATAAATATGAATGATTTAAGAATAGTAAATTTAAGCACGTACACAACGCCAGATATTGTTGAGAAATCAAACAAAGATTGGGTTTCTTATGGTGCTGATAATAATTATTTCAAGTACTTAATTGACCGCTACAATGGCAGCCCAACAAACAACGCTATTATAAACGGAATGAGCGAAATGATTTACGGACGTGGTTTAGATGCTTTGAACTCAAATAAAAAGCCAGACCAATACGCTAATATGATTTCTTTGCTTCATAAAGATATGGTGCGAAAATTGTGTTATGACCTTAAATTGATGGGTCAATGTTCAATGCAGGTTATTTATTCAAAGGACAGAAAAACAATCGCACAAGTTGAGCATATTCCTGTTGAGAATTTAAGAGCTGAAAAATGTAACGACAAAGGCGAAATTGAAGGGTATTTTTATTCAGACGATTGGTCAAAGGTTAAGAATGTTGACCAAACCACTAGAATCCCCGCTTTTGGAAGTAGCAAAGAAAACATAGAGATTATTTATGTTAAACCTTACAGAGCAGGATATAAATATTATAGCAGTCCAGATTATGCAGGGGGTTTACAATATGCCGAACTAGAGCAAGAGATAAGCAACTACCATTTGAATAATATACTTAACGGTCTAGCTCCGTCAATGTTAATCAATTTCAATAATGGTACACCAAACGCCGAAGAACGTCAAGCCTTAGAAAATCGTATATACTCTAAATTTAGCGGTTCAAGCAATGCAGGCAAATTTATACTAGCTTTTAACGACAACCCAGAAAGTGCTGCAACCATTGAGCCTATACAACTAAGCGAAGCGCATCAACAGTATCAATTCCTTTCGGATGAAAGCTCAAAAAAGGTAATGGTATCACACAGAGTGGTGTCACCTATGCTTTTAGGTATTAAAGACAATAGCGGACTAGGTAATAACGCAGAAGAACTAAAGACAGCGAGTACATTAATGGATAACACCGTTATAAGACCGTTTCAGATGCTTTTAATAGACGCTTTTGATTCTATACTAGCCTACAACCAAATGAGCCTTAAACTATACTTTAAAACGCTTCAACCGTTAGAATTTACAGACTTAGAAAACGTTGAGGATGCAGAAACAAAAGAAGAAGAAACTGGCGTTAAATTAAGCGAAGATTTACCAGATGAATTAGGCAGCAATATTGCGGATGAATTAATTGACTTAGGGCAGACGGAAGATGAACTGCTAGCCGAATATGATTTAGTAGACGAATCCGAAGTTGATTATGAATTAAACGATGAACTAGACGAAGTTATCACAGACTTAAACACCGAGCCAGAACAATCTGCATTATTAAAATTATTGAATTTTGTAAGTACTGGAACGGCTAAACCAAACGCAAAAAGCAAACAAGACGGAACATCAAAACAAGATAGCCAAAAAGGTGTTGAGTTTCTAGTTAGATATAGCTATGCACCAGAGAAAGCAGGTAAAGACAGCCGACAATTTTGTTCTAAAATGGTAACAGCTAAAAAAGTTTATCGTAAAGAGGATATTGTAGCGATGGGAAACAAGGCAGTAAACAGCGGTTTCGGTAAAGGTGGCGCAAATACTTATTCAATATGGCTTTATAAAGGCGGTGCAAGGTGTAATCATAAATGGTTTAGAAAAACCTATCAAATTAAAGACGGTAAAAAAAATCAAATAACAAGCGGACAAGCAAAAAGCAAAGGATTTAAAGCACCTAAGAACGCTCAAAAAGTACCCGTAGCACCAAAGGATATGAAGTATAAAGGTTATACCGCTGAATATTGGAACAAAATGAAATTTAAAAACTAAATGGCAACAGCATTATTTATATCACGAACGGACTTAGTAAGAAATTCCATCTTAGACGGGAATGTAGATACGGACAAGTTTATCCAATTCATTAAATTAGGTCAAGAAATTGATATACAAAATTTATTAGGTACGGATTTATACAACCGAATAAGTGGTGACATTACAAACGGCACTTTAACAGGCGACTATTTAGCCCTTGTAAGCGATTATATTCAAGCTACCCTTATATGGTTCGCCCAAGTTAATTATATTCCATTTGCAGCCTACCAGATTAAGAATGGGGGGGTATTTAAACATTCAAGCGAAACAGCCGAGAACGTTAATAAGAATGAGGTTGATTATTTAGTCGGCAAAGCTAGGGAATACGCTAACTATTATTCAACTAGATTGGTTGATTACCTTTGTTCTAACAGTTCTAAATTCCCTGAATACACTAGTAATTCGGGTAATGATATCAGCCCAGATACAGATACCGTATTTAACGGATGGGTTTTATGAAGTACAAAGTAAAAGACATAAACGTTAAGCGTTTAAAAGAGTATGTAGGTCTTAAAGCAAATGAAGAAGATGCTAAAAGGTTTTATAATGAAATGAAACTAAAATACAGAAATAAATGATTGATAGACAAATCAGTTCTATAAGCAAAGAATCTGTAAAACGTGGTGGCACTAGCGAAAAAATAAGTGTTACTTGGAGACACTACCTTAGCGCAAGTAATACGTGGACACTTTACGATAACGGTGCGACGCCTACATTTCCTTTTGCTTATGGCGGCATCCCTGTACCTTATAACGCTTATTTTAGTCAATTTATGTTATCCTCAATGCCTTATAGTTCTAGGCAGTTTCCTAGTGGAAGTTCTTTAACTTTAAGCGTTTACGTGGATAATGTTTTAAAAGGCAGTAATACGTCAGCATACGGTAACAATGTTTATGAAACTGTCCTTTTGGATTTCGGTCAATCAATAGAAATAAATAGAGGTCAAACAGTAACGCTAAGGCTACAAATAAACGGTCAATGGTGGTATTGTGCGAGTACCTCAATAATAACAGAAAGATAAATTATGGAAGCACCATCATTAGCATTAATACCAAGCGGAGTTAAAGCAGGGAAAGTTTATAGTGTATTACCAAACAATTCAAATGGAGATTTTACTTTCACTAGAGCTAGCGAAGGAACGAGAATAGACGAAAACGGTTTAATTGATAATCAAGGGAGTGGTATTCCACGTTTAGATTGGGGTGATGGAGACTGCCCTAGTTTATTGTTAGAGCCACAAAGAACAAATGAAATTATTTGGAGTGAAAATTTCACTCAATGGGGTACGTTTAGTTTAACTGTTAGCCCTGGACAAATAACAAGCCCAGATGGGGGTTTAAACTCGTATAAAATACTAGAAGCCGCAGTTAATTTTTATCATTTCACATACAGCAATGCAATAACTTATCCAAATGCTGTTACGTATAGTTATAGTGTTTTTGTAAAAAAATTAGGTAGGCAATATGTAGGAGTGCAAACTTTAGTTAATACAGATACGGGTGCTGTCGCCTTATTTGATTTAGATACAGGTTCGGTTGCTTATACGTTTCAGCACGGAGGGCATACAGTTGCAAATGCTAAAATAGAAAATTACGGGAATGACTGGTATAGAATAAGTGCTGTATTTACAGGTATTGCAGGACAATCTTTATTTTTTGGTTTAGTTACAGCTGATTCTTTATGGTTGTCAGGTACGGCATATAATAACCCTTATTTAGGTGATGTAAATAAAGGAGTTTATGCTTTTGGGGCTCAAGCTGAAACAGGAATTTATGCGTCTAGCTACATTGGTACAAAAGGCGCATCAGTAACAAGGCTAAAAGATAAATGCATTGACGCTGGAAATGCTAGTTTGTTTAGTATTGCAGAGGGTTCTTTGTTTTTGGATGCATATATACCAAATAACCCAAGTACAACTATTTTATCATTAAGCGATGGTACTGATAGCCAAAAAATTCAGCTTAATTTTGAGGCTCAAAATTCAAGGATAAGGACTTATTCCTCTGGTGGAGTTCTTTATTATAATACATTATCTTTTAACCAAAGAAGTAAAATATTAATAACTTTTAAACTTAACCAATATAAAACTTATATTAACGGTTTTTTAGTTAATACAGATACAAATGCATCAATTCCGACAGGAATGGATAGATTTACTTTTGCTTCTGTGAATTCTTTAAGTTTATTTTTTGAGGGCAATGTTTACGACACAAGAGTTTATGATAAAGCATTAACAGAAGCGGAAGCGATAGAATTAACAACATTATGAGAATAGGAAAATATAATTTTAAAAGCGAAAAACAAGCTTTCGAAAAAATAAAAGATTTAGGTACTGAACTGGATGAAGATGGTATTGAATACCCTACGCATAATCACGCTATTGTATTACTTGGTCATATAGTTTTAGAAAAGGGGGAATATGATGAGAATTTAGAAGAAATAAAAGCACCTGTTTTAAGTGAAAAATATCACGTTGACGTTTTTTGGAACGGTATAAGTGAACACCCATACGGTTGGAAAACTTACAGTGTAGATTTAGACAGCGAAGGTTGTCACGGGTTTGCAGGGATATCTTATTTAGAAAACAAAATATAATGACAATACAAGATTTAAAAATAGGAATACTAAACGCAATCACTTTAGGAGTGAGCTTTACGCATATAGAAAACGGATTAAAAATTATACTTTTATTGCTATCAATAGGATATACGGCACAAAAGATATACGAAAC